GGTCCGGCTCCACGCTCATTGCCTGTGAGCAGACCGACCGCATCTGCTGCACCATTGAACTGGACGAAAAGTTCTGCGACGTTATTGTCCGCAGATACATCGAGCAGGTCGGCACAGATGAGAAGGTCAGCGTCCTGCGCGACGGTAAGGAATACAAGTACAGTGAGGTAGCGCCTCATGATGAATAAGCCTTTGACCCTCGGAAGCCTGTTTGACGGCTCCGGGGGCTTTCCATTGGGTGGACTGCTTGCAGGTATCACTCCCGTGTGGGCATCAGAAATTGAGCCGTTTCCCATCCGGGTGACCACCAAGCGCCTGCCTTTTATGAAGCACTACGGGAACATCTCCGCTATGGACGGCGGCGAAATCGAACCCGTGGACATCATCACCTTCGGCTCACCGTGTCAGGACATGAGCGTGGCAGGCCGAAGAGACGGCTTGGACGGAAAGCGTTCAAGTCTTTTTTATGAAGCCGTCCGAATCATCAAAGAAATGAGGTGTGCCACCGATGGCAGATATCCAAGATACATCGTATGGGAGAACGTCCCCGGAGCATTCAGTTCAAACAAGGGCGAGGACTTCAAAGCCGTCCTCGAAGCGGTCATCGGCATCGTCCAGCCGGGCACCGAGGTGTCTATGCCTGAAAAGGCACGATGGCCCTACGCCGACCTTTACATGGGAGACGGATGGAGCGTTGCGTACCGCACTCTCGATGCGCAATACTGGGGAGTTCCCCAGCGAAGACGCCGCATCTACCTTGTCGCAGATCTTGCAGGTGGAAGTGCTGGAAAAATACTATTTGAGTCAGAAAGCTTGTCTGGGTATTCTGCGGAGGGCTTCCGCTCGTGGCAAAGAGCTGCCGGAAGTTTTACGCCTTGCGCTGGAGCGGCAGGCTTCGACGGCTACAACGGCAATCTGACGGATGATACTTCTGCCACCCTTGGCGTGAACTGCGGAATGTCTACCGGTCGCAACGGCATCGTGCTGAATGACCAGGGCGGCAGCCGTATGGACATCACAGAGGAGGTTACCTCCACGCTCCGAGCGGAAGCACACCATCCGCCCTGCGTGATGGAGTCGGCAGGCTTCTGCACCGAGCATTCTGCCAAGAGCCGTACCATTGGCTATGAGGAAGAATGCTCTCCCACGCTCCGTGCAGGCGTTGTTCCTGCGGCGGTGGCGCTGGAAAACCATCCGACCGACAGCAGGGTCAAACTTTCCGAGGACGGCAATGTGCAGACGCTGACCTCACGCATGGGTACAGGCGGCAACAATGTGCCGCTTGTGATGAAGATCCGCTCCGGCTGCGAAGGCGGCGGCAAGGGTGCGCTCATCCAAGAGAATAAATCCGCGACTCTGTCCTGCAACAACGACCAGACGCTGTTCGAGCCTTGCGGTTGGGACGGCGGGCAGGTTTCTCCGACCCTCACCAAGCAGAATGCGGGTGGAAATCAGCGTATGCCGGACAAGGACAATTTCACCTGTGTCCTTCAGCCCTTCGGCATCTCCTCCAAGGACTCCAACGCCATGAAGTCGGATAATCCTCACAGTGGCATCTACAAAGCGGAAACCGCACGGACGCTGGACGGCAACGGCGGCAATCCTTCCTGTAATCAGGGCGGCATTGCCGTTGTTGCTTTCACGCAGAATCAGCGTGATGAGGTGCGTGACCTCGGTGACCGCTCCGCTGTGGTGTGTGCCAATGCCGGAACGAAGCAGCAGACCTTTGTGCTGCAAGGCTCCATGATCGGTCGTGAGGACAAAAACGGCCCCCAGGGTGACGGCATCAACGAAGATGTTTCTTTCACCCTCAATACCGTTGACCGCCACGCCGTATACGCCATGACCACCGGTAGCTATACGCAGGTGGAGGAAGAAACCTCTCCCACCATCATGGCACGGGACTACAAAGACCCGAATGCAATTTGCATGGGACACGGGTACACCGTCCGGCGTTTGACACCCATCGAATGTGCCCGGCTCCAGGGCTTCCCGGACAACTGGTGCGCTGACCTCGGTACGGAAAAACCGACCGATGAGGAAATGTACTTCTGGCATAAGGTTTTCAAGACCTACGCCGAGGTGACCGGCTGCAAAATGAAATCCGACAAGCAGGTCGCCAAGTGGCTGAAAGATCCGTATTCCGACAGTGCGGAATATAAGATGTGGGGCAACGGCGTGGCGCTTCCGTGCGTATGGTTTGTACTCTGTGGGATCGTGTGGGCAGAAAAAATCGAGGCAGCGGATTGACCGCTCCTCGATCTCATCAGTTTTTCCTGGTGGGCTTCACATTGACATCCGGTCGGATGCTCCCGTTGATCTCGCCGTTCTGCTCTTCAAACTTTTTGATGTTCTCGCGAATCAGCACAAGGATGTGGCTGTTCACGGAACGGCCTTCATAATCGGCAACAAAGCCGAGTTTTTCAAGCATTTCTTCCTCTATGCGTATTGAAACGCTCTTGATAGCCATACGGTCACCTCTCCATAAACATATTGTATGTTTATTTTATGTCCATCATGTGCTACAATGTTCTAAATAGATATACGGTATATCTACAATAAATTTTGGAGGCGGCTTAAAAATGCGTGTTGCTGTAATCGGTTCAAGAGGGCTTATGGTGGATGACCTCGGAAAATATCTGCCTGATAATGTAACGGAGATCGTTTCCGGCGGTGCGAGAGGTGTTGACAGCTGTGCAAGGAGCTATGCGCAGACACACGGAATCAAACTGACGGAATTTCTCCCGGAATATGAGAAGTTCGGCCGCTCCGCACCCCTCAAGCGGAACATTACGATCATTGAGAATGCAGACCTTGTGTTGGCTTTCTGGGACGGAACATCCCACGGCACGAAATTCGTAATCGACAACTGCAAAAAGATGGGCGTTCCGGTCAAGATCTTTGTACCCAATCGGGAGTGCAAATGAAGCCGATGTCTTGTTCACATCGTAGAATGTAGCATTTCCGGCAGATAGGACTTGCTATTCAGCGAAATCTGAGCAATATATGTAGTACGCCAAACGAAAGGAGTGCTACTATGAAAAACGAAGCAATGAAAACTGCCGTGGATGCCTTTATACTGGAGCGCATCAATAATTGCGGCAGCAGACCGAACGAATCATTGTCCGATGCCATCGAGCGGCTGTCCGTGTGTGCCGACAAGCTGAGAAATACGCTCTCTGCCGAACAGCGCATCCTGCTGACCGATTGCGAAAATGCCTACTCTGTGACAGACGGCGAGACAATGAACTGCTATTACCGTGCCGGGTTTTCCGACGCGGTATTATTTTTGCTTGGGTGGAGGGATTCTGAATGGAACTGAATTTTCATGTGAATGGTGCAGAGCGCAAGCGGCTGGTGCAGATCATCTCCGACTGGCTCGGTGTCCCCGCAAAATACTGCGGCGCGCCCACCTTCAACTATGAGGTGGATTATTTCACCATCGACCGGAGCGGCAGCCTGTCCTTTGACGACCTCGCCGACAGCGAGGTCATTGAGCGACTCCTGCAGCACATCTACGATGAGGGCTTTGACATCGATCAGAGCCACACCGAGGAAACAGATGCTGATGCGGACGAGCTCTGCGGCGTTTGCATCTCCATGCCAAAGAGCCTGTTCACCGACAGCAGCCTGGAAAACCTCAAGGCGCTCATCGCCGCCAAGGGCAGCCTCATCAAGAAAGCCCTCGGTGTGGGTGACCTGCCGCTGGAGATCACGGACACGAAGGTTTCCTTCCCCTGGTTCCCGTCAGCATCCACCCCGGACGAAATGAACGCCTACGACACTTTCATCTGCAAGCTGTGCGAGATGGCACGGAATCAGAAACGGGTCAGCGCCACCGAAAAGCCCACCGACAATGAAAAATACGCATTCCGCTGTTTCCTCCTTCGGCTCGGATTCATCGGCGCGGAGTACAAAACGGCCCGGAAGATTCTGCTCGGCAAACTCTCCGGTTCTTCGGCTTTCAGAGACGGCTCCCGCAAAGAGCCTGCTCTAAAGCCGAAGCCCATCGACCCCTCCAAGGCGATCATGCTCCCCGACGGAGTGGACCCGGAACTGGCGGAGGCTATACTGGATGAACTCCTTATCCGGCAGGTCAACGAAAGTCTGGAGGTGTCCGAATGAACAGTTTCATTTCAGACGAGTGCCTTGCGCAGCTTCGTAAACAGTTTCCGGCAGGGTCACGGGTCGAACTGGTAAAAAT